GGCTCAATGAGAGCGAAATCGCCACCAGTTACTTCGGCCGACTCTACGGCCTTTACCATTGTCTTGTCTAGTTTAGGCATCATTTTCCTTAGGTGTGTTGATTAGTTGCTTTTGTAATGGGTCTGTCTCTTCCGTGAGCTTGCCTGACTCGTAAGCCAGAATTCGCTCAATGGTTGGGTTTACTAGAACCTTGGGCAAAACGCCCAGACGGTCCTTGCCTCGATACTTGCCGCTTGACCTAGTGAGAGCGCGATAAGGCTTTCCCTCTGAATCGTCAGCCGCTGAGCAGGCCAGCACCAAATCTACATAACCTAGTAAATCTGTCTGGACCCCAGGGGTTACGGCAGGCCCATATTGGACCTTACCTGAGTCCTCGTCCACATCTCGGCGTTCCAGTGCAGTCACGACAAAGTGCGTGGGCAAATCGCGGAATTTGCGCAGAATGTCCCTGAACATCTTGGACATCGTGCCGTAGTCCGACCTGTCCGTAAAGAACTGGTCAATTCCATCGATAGTCACGCCCTTGCGTGTGGCCTTGTCAATTCGGTCACCAGCTACGTAATCCACCAAAGCTTGGACGATTTCAGTAGCTGAGTCGAATACGACACCTGCCCAAGACTTCGGGTCATCAGCCAAATCAGACTTGATTTGTCGGTGAACCTCATCAAGGCCTGCGTGAGTAATGGACTCACCTGCAGGTGGCCACACCATAATGCGGTCAATGTCAACACCGTGCCGCTTGAGTGTGTTTTTCTTCATTCCTGCCTCTGCATTCACGACTAACACCTTGCCGTAGCCTAGGTTAGCCAGTGAACACGCGGCAGTGGTTTTGCCTGAACCCTCGCGACCGAACAGCAACACATTAAGGTATTCGTCCGTGTCAGAGAGTGAGGCAAATAGACCCGAAGTTGCCTTCGGTTTTGAGACTGGCTTTGGTGCTACGACCTCTGCCACCTCTTCATTTGCTATTTTTGCCATATGTTTTCCTGATTATCTGCCCAGAAGCCGCTGGGTCGGTTTTCGGCGTTTCGCCAAATCTATTTGTAGTAGCCCTTCTGTGTGCCTTTGGTCTTGATAACGATTAATCGCCAACTCGACCTGTACATAAACCACATTCTCTTCATAAGCCTGAACCAGAGCGGCCCTAAGGCCGCCCATAGCTCAAACTTCGACTTAAGCTGTTGCAAGTACATCTCCGTTCTCGTTGTGGCGAATCCACTCGCCTGAACCGTCACGCTTACTGTTGCGGTAGACAAGGCCAGCTTGGTTCATCTTCGCAGGGTACTCCCAACGACCAATCTTGACCACGAAGTTGAAATCTGAGCCTTCCTCGGCAGATTCCTTGCGAGGCTTGGCCTCCCACTTGTACCGTAGATTCTCGCAACGAGTGATGGTCTTGTCCCACAGATTTGGCCAGTGGTCATCAATTTTATCAGACAGCTTATTGAAGCTCTCTTGATTGTTTGCTACAGCGAATTCAGCCAATTCCCTACCGTAGATGCTGACCAGTCTCTGGTCGTGTCCAGGCAAGAACTTAGCCCCTTTGTTGATGGTGTAGCTTCCGCAATTGCAGTTGCACTTGTTACTGTGTCCATTTACTAGTGTTTCCATTTTGTGTTCCTCTTTCTGTTTGGGAGATTCGGCCTGTCCGAACCTCATATGAAAATTTTACCACGATTTTTGACATTTTGTCAAGTTATTCGTCTGTCGGCGTGTCGTTCCCGTCTCGCACGTCCTGTTCAAAATGTCTTACAAGGTCCAAAAGCTTTTGGTGTCGGAATCCAGACCAATGCTGAACCCCGATACGCTTGGATTCGATGTAAACCACTGGCACTTGGGTGTACCCCAGCTCTGTGACCATATTCATTGAAATCGGGTCCTCAGTAAGGTCTACGGACTCGAACCTGATGTGGTGCTTCTGCATAAACCGTTTAGTGGTGTCACACTGAGCGCAATTTGGCTTGCTGTAAACGCGGATTTTCATATTAGCTCCTTGAATTGTGCGGCGGTCAAAACGCGTAGCTGTTGGTCAGTCTTTTCGGCCAGTAGCTTCCGCTTGCGTTCGTCAACCGTGCCTTCGGTTAGATATTCTTTTATAGTCACGGGTCGAGTCTGTCCCAACCTGTGAATCCTGTACTTGGCCTGTTCGTTGCGGCTAGGTTTGTAGCTGACCTCAACGAAAATCGCCATATCAGCTACTGTCAAGGTCAATCCCTCTGCCAGCGTCTCCAGTGAGCCAACCAAAACGTCTAGCCGCCCTGCCTTGAAATCCTCGACTGCTTTGGCCTTGTTTTGGTCCGAAACGCCACCGTGCACAAACGCGGCCTTAGCACCAATGCTTGCGGCAAGGTCAGCGCACGCTTCAACGGTTTGGCGATAATGAGCCAGCACCAGCGTTGGTCGCGACCGCGACTCAAGGTCAAAGCGCAACTGTTCGAATTTGCCACCGCTAGGTCGCTCGGTTTTTGGGTCAAGCAACCAGTCAGAAGTGGTCAGCTTGTCCAACATCACCTGTTTTGAACCATTAGTCCACGCCACTAACTCGATGCCCGAATCGGTCGTGGTCATCAGGTCTTTGCGCAATTCTTGATACAGTCGCTTCTGAGTCGGGTTCATTTGCAACTTGACAGTTTGGGTCGTGATTGGTGGCAGGTCTAGGCAATCGTCACGCAAACGCCGCAAAAATCGGTCACCCAAGTTTTTGGCTGTGAATTCGGCAAAGTGTTCGCAGGGGTCGAGTGGCGAACGCCTCGCGCACTCAGCTGAACAGCCGCGCAATCCACCGATAACTTGGCCAGTTTTGGAAAATGGTGACTGCGAAATCTTGAACCACTCACCTGCCCACCGCCAAAATGAACCGTACAAACCTCCAGGCCTCGCCTCTGCAGGCCAAATCACCCGAAGTAGGGTGTACAGCTCATTAGCCCAATTGGGCATTGGTGTACCAGTCATTTCCAGTACAAAATCGGACCGCTTGGCAACCTCTTCGACTGCCCAAGTCCACGAAGTCTTGCGGCCCTTAGTGTAATGGGCCTCGTCCACGATAAGCGCGTCCCACTTGCCCTGAAATTCAGGTCGCAATTGCTTGACTGGAGACGTGCCGCCGCTTGCTGTCTTCGCTCTGGCGTTTAGCATTGAGTAAGGCGCAATCGTGAATCGGCTAGGGTCTTTTGCCCACTTGTCCAGTTCCTCGGACCACGTGCCGCCGCTAATCACCATTGAAGGCGCAACAACTAACACGCGGTCCGCTGAACCAAACGACTCAATCGCCACCCGTGATTTGCCAAGTCCAGGCTCATCACCAAGTAGGCCGCGTTTCACCGAACTAATCCAGTTGATGGCCTCAGTTTGGTGGTTAGCGAGTGGCGTGTTGAGCAATATATCCTTCCAAGTAAGGCGCGTAAACGTCCTCTAGCACAGCCGTAATTTGCTGTTCTAGTGGCCAGTCTAGTGCGCTACTGATTTTGACCATCACATCAAGGCTTGGAGTTCTAGTGCCACTTCGGTACTTTGAAATGGTAGAGTGCGTCAACCCCACCAGCTCACCTACCTCACGGTTGGTCATATGTTCCTTTCTAGGTCGATTCATTCGTTCCTTTTTTCTTAGCGTTGTATTCGCGCAACATCTGGTTTGTTCTGTCCAGTTTATCCGCGAATTTAGTGAGTGATTCCACCCAGCCCACCAGTTCTGTTTCTACCTGTTGGGTAGCAGAGTTGCTACCAACTTGGAGTCCTAGTTTGAACCCTCGTTGGTAGCACTCGCAGACGATTACTTCTCCGTCTAGGTTAGCGCACATATGCCTCCTCTCAAAGGCCTAGGAATAGTAAAACTACAAGTTCTGGGATAAGGTGCATCAGGTAGATGGCGGCCACCGTAATGACCGCCACCCCCAACGACTCAAGCAGTGACATTTTCTGCCTCTACTTTGCGGTTGAACTCTGCCCTGCGTAGTGCCTCATCGTACTTGTGAGTAAGAGTCCTAACGCGTGCCAGTTGGTAATCCACCAAATCCCTTTCGTCATCGTTGAAATCGGCTAGTCTGGCAACCGCGGCATTTAGCTGAGCGAATACCATATCAGCGTCTTCGTAACGAAAAACGCGGTAAATTGCGTACTCTCCGTCTTCCACCTTTTTGCTAACGCGGCGTTCCCAATCTGCGTAGCTGTCAGACCATTCATCAGTGGTAGTAAATGAAATTGGTGACCAAACACCATCGTTCTCAACAATCGCAACATAAGTAAGTGTCTTAGATGTCTCAACGGTCTGGTAACCACTTGGGGTGTAGAATTCCTGCTTCATTTTGTATCCTCTTTCATTTGGGGGAAGGTCCTTTTTCCTTCCTTGTAATAAAATTTTACCACACAATTTGACAATTTGTCAAGCTTTGATTTTTCGGCGTGTCGCATTAACGCCACACCTTCTTATCCGCGCCCCCAGGAACGCCTGCAAACCACTTATCCCAGAGGAACCGCGCTTGGTCAGCGGCATCCATAGCTAGGTCATCACCAACCTTTGTATTGGGTAGCAATAACACCATTGAGTCGTGGATTATCATAACCATTCCGATTCGACCCACGCCCTCAATCACGCGGTCACCAAGCCGCTTGCGAATTCGTTCTTCTACGGTCAGCCACCAATCAATGCCGTACTGAGCCAGACTTGGTTGCACCCTCTGGTTGAATGCCTTGTGAGTCTCCTCACCTGCTTGGAACCAGCGGCGTTCACCGTTTGCCGTCTCAATCCAGCCTAGGCCGTGAGGGTGCGACTTCATTCGCTCCTCGACCTTGGTCATATGGTAGCGGATTGCCTGTTGGTATTCGGGGTAGAGGTTGTTCCAGTCGCGCACCAGTCGGCGCGTTTCGTCCAGATTAAAC